TTTGATATCATCTCTCATAATTGAAAGATTTGTTATATCTATACTTTTTCTCGTATGACTAAAAAATTTTTTGTAAAATACTCATTTAAAATGGGCGTTTTAAATGAGAAAAGGTGTAAAGAATATACATCAAAGTATGATTGTGTAAAAAATGATTATGATATTGGAGAAAAAACATTGAAGAAAGCATTGGAAACTGGTGCCATATACAATGGTTTTTATTATAGATTATTGGGTCCAAAATTAAATTGTTGACAGATTCATCATCAACAACTCAAGAAAATTATAAATCAACAGCATCTTCAATGTCTTGAAAATTAAATAGTTTATTTGTTTCTTTTTCAATAGATTCTCTCAATTCTATAAGATTTCCGTCAATGTCTTTGAAATTAAAGAGTTTATTTGTTTCTTTTTTAATCGATTCTCTCAGTTCTATAATGACTTTTGTTTCTTCTGTTTCTTTTATGATTTCACCCTTTTTATAAATAAATTTCGCACAATACTCACAATCTGGAATAATAAGAATGGTATCTGTTTTTTCCCATTCATTGCTTTCAATAATATCTTCTATCATTTTGATTTTTTCTTCATCATTAAAGTAATAACCAAACCCCTTTGCCAAAGGTAATACAAAATTTTCATAAACTGGCTCAGTGTTAATTTCAAATTTAGTCATATTGTAAAACCAATAATAAACATCCATTTTTTATAAAATTATTCTTTATAAAAAATATTCAATTTTTTACGAATTAAAACGGTATAATTTTTTAGCGGTATAAAATATGCGTTACTCTACACCTTTTTACATTTCAAACGCCTATTATTTACAAAAATAAAAGACTGAGGGCTAAATATAAGGTAGGGTCATAAATATTCAGTTTCAACAAGACAATTTCTATCATTTTATTTGTTGCTAAATCAGCAATATAATACATCAAAAGAAAACTTATTTTTTCAAAATATTTCTTTTTTTTAGATAGGACAATAAAGTTTTTCTTGCCCATCTCCAAAAACTAACTTTTTTTATATCATTGTGATTGTGTAAGTCCTCAATATATTTCTCAATCAGTTTTTTCTCATTTTCGTCAATCCCACCTTTTAATTTAGCGTATTCTTCCAACACTATATCTCTTTTACTTACCTTACTATCGCTTGCTGGAGAATTATACTCAATACCATTCTCTACCCAATTACAAAGCACTCTTATAAGCGAGTAATCAACTTTTTCTTGTGGATTAATAAGTTCTCCAAATGTTTTAACAGCAAAAGCATGAAATTCATTCTGAATTTCGATTAAATTCGCAGACCCTTTCACTTTAACGAGTTCTGCTAATTCTTTTTTGAACTTCATATATAATTATACAAATAAAATAATTTTCTAAAGTAGATGAAAATGTTCTAAATTTACGCATTTTACACCTTTTCTCATTTAAAACACCCATTTTATAGGACAAAAAATGAGAAAAATGTAAAATCAATACACCTATGATGGTCTTATTTTTTCTTCTTCCTTTTTACAAGAATAGGTAAAAGACGATATTTGGAATGCTGGATTTCTTTCTTTCTTGTTGAATTTGTTTTTGTTATTGTTTATAATGTATAAAAAATTTTCAATTTTATTAGATCGTCCATAAATTGTAAGGTGTAAAACATCAAATAAAAAGTAAGTAAATTAAGTTCGCTTTATTTGAATATATATGAATGATAACTTTCATTTTGATACTTTCTAATATTTTCAATTGTTAATTTGAATGGATAAATTTTATTTAATAAAGGATTTTTGGAACAATTTAAATGTGTCAATGTTTCGGGCAACTCGGGTAAAACTATTAGTAAAGGATTGTTGGAGCAATTTAAATATTTCAATGTTTGGGGCAACTCGGGTAAAAATGTAATTAAAGAGTTGCGGGAACAATTTAAATGTGTCAATTTTTCGGGCAACTCGGGTAAAACTTTCAGTAAAGGATTATTGGAACAATTTAAATATTTCAATGTTTGGGGCAACTCAGGTAAAAATGTGAGTAAAAGATTGCTGTCACAATTTAAATATCCCAATGTTTCGGGCAACTCGGGTAAATATGTCAGTAAAGGATTGTTGGGACAATATAAATATTTCAATGTTTCGGGCAACTCGGGTAAAAATGTCAGTAAAGGATTGTTGTCACAATATAAATGTGTTAATGTTTCGGGCAACTCGGGTAAAACTTTCAATAAAGGATTGTTGATACAATATAAAGTGGTCAATGTTTCGGGCAAATCAGGTAAAAATGTCAATAAAGGATTGTTGGAACAATCTAAAGTGGTCAATGTTTCGGGCAACTCGGGTAAAACTGTCAATAAAGGATTGTTGGAACAATCTAAATATTTCAATGTTTGGGGCAAATCGGGTAAAGTGGTTGTCATTTATTGAATTTGTTTTTGTTATTGTTTACTATGTATGGAAAAAATTTTCAATTTTATTAAATCGTCCATCAATTGTAAGGTGTAAGACCGCCTTCGGCGGTCGACAGCCAGCGAGCGAAGCTCGCCTTGGAAAACATCAAAAAATAATAAAAAAGTAAGTAAATTATTTTTCTCTCAAACATTTGTAAAAAAAAAACATCATAGAATCTTCTATGATGTTTTGGAATGTATATTTTTATTTTATGTAGGAAGTTTATAAGTTCGCTTTATTTGAATATATATGAATGATAACTTTCATTTTGATACTTTCTAATATTTTCAATTGTTAATTTGAATGGATAAATTTTATTTAATAAAGGATTGTTGTCACAATTTAAAGTGGTCAATGTTTCGGGCAACTCGGGTAAAACTGTCAGTAAAGGATTGTTGCAACAATTTAAATATTTCAATGTTTGGGGCAACTCGGGTAAATATGTCAGTAAAGGATTGTTGGAACAATCTAAATATGTCAAATTTTGAGGCAACTCGGGTAAAACTTTCAGTAAAGGATTTTTGTGACAATATAAATATTTTAATGTTTTGGGCAACTCGGGTAAAACTGTCAGTAAAGGATTGTTGGAACAATATAAAGTGGTCAATGTTTCGGGCAACTCGGGTAAAACTGTCAGTAAAGGATTGTTGTGACAATATAAATATTTCAATGTTTGGGGCAACTCGGGTAAAAATGTCAATAAAGGATTGTTGGAACAATGTAAATGTGTCAAATTTTGAGGCAACTCGGGTAAAACTGCCAGTAAAGGATTGTCGGAACAATTTAAAGTGGTCAATGTTTCGGGCAAATTGGGTAAAAATGTCAATAAAGGATTGCGGGAACATGTTTCGGACAACTCGAGTAAAGTGGTTTTCATTTATTGAATTTGTTTTTGTTATTGTTTACTATGTATGGAAAAAATTTTCAATTTTATTAGATCGTCCATCAATTATAAGGTGTAAAACATCAAAAAAAATAAAAAAGTAAGTAAATTAAGTTCGATTTATTTGAATATATATGAATTATAACAAAGATTTTCATTTTGATACTTTCTAATATTTTCAATTGTTAATTCGAATGGATAAATTCTATTTAATAAAGGATTGTTCTTACAATATAAAGTGGTTAATGTTTGGGGCAACTCGGGTAAAACTGTCAATAAAGGATTGTACAATCTAAAGTGGTCAATGTTTGGGGAAACTTGGGTAAAGTTGTCATTTATTGAATTTGTTTTTGTTATTGTTTACTATGTATGGAAAAAATTTTCAATTTTATTGAAAACGAAAAAATAATATAAACACGATTTTTATTGTTTTCTATAAATTATGTCGACAACCCCCATTATTTCATCTTCTTATCCAACACAAAACGATGTTTTATTAACTTCTCTTATGGATTTTTATACCAAATCCACAACAACAGATACGACCAAACCAAATGACAATCTTCAAAAAATGATGTCCATTATCAATGGAGAATCCCGTATTTCCCTTCGTATTATTGATTGGTTTATTACTAATTATTCCAAATTTTATTATACTATTTATGAATTACCCAATGAACGCCGGTTCAAAGTCCATGACCAATATAAATTAAAATTAAAGAGTTTCAATAAAAAAAGATTCGATATTTTTTGTCGCCATGAAAGAATTCCTATTTTGTATGACAAAGAAAATTCTCTTTATTTGGAAACAACAATTGCTCAACTAAATTGTTTTAAATGGGTCATTGAAAACAAAATTCTGGACTATATTGAAGAAAATTATGACGCTATTTTACAAGATATGAACAATAGAAACAGCACAAGTGCCAGTCTAAAACGCCGAGAAGAATCGGGAGACAACAACAAAACACGAAAGAAAAGACAAGAATTAAGTATTTCCGCCGTGAAATCTTTGAAAAAAGAATATGTAAATATTGTCGTCAAATTTACCTGAAACTATTCAAAGAATCCAATAAATAAAAAAACGGGGTGGTATGTTCTTTTTTTATTACAGAGTCATTGATTTGAATATAAATTTTCAAAAAATTGGTTCCACGAAACATCAAATACAAATTATAGACAATGAAAACACCAATAAAAACGACGATTTTTTCCAAATAATAACCAGCATAATTACCACTTTTCAATAATAAATACAATGGAATAACTTTGAATAAAATCAACATCAATAAATAAAAAATAAAGAACGTTATGACTCTTGTAATTCCAGTAATATACACCAAAGAAATAATATTTTCAATCAAAGCAAAAACAATAACATAATAGGGATTAAGCCAATGTTTAAGATTCAGACAAAGATTGTTTTGAAAAATATAAAATAAAAGAAACCAAGCAAAAATCCAATAAGAAAAAATCAAATCCGGTGTTATCATTATAATAGAAACAGACTTATTTCATTGGATACAATTCAACTTCTTCATCATTATTTTTCGTTTCCCCAAGCCGAATTTTCCCGCAATCAACACATTCAAATGTTCCATCTTTCCAAGAGAAATTTTCGAATTTATGTTCACATTTTTCTAATTCTTCAACCAAAATTCCATTATGATAGACAAATGAAATTGGATATTCATTTATTGGATAAATAAATATCACGTCAGATTGTTCCCAATGATTCCATTCTATAATGATTTTCAATAATTCTTTTTTTTGTTCTTCCGTATAAGATGTATCAAAATTTCTTTTCGCATCGGGTCGAGCACTCATTATTTGTTTGGTACGATTGTAAAAACGAAAATAGACCATTTTCAGGGAACCGAGATTTTTAGCAAGCTTTCTTTCCTTTTATTCTCGAATCAATTTTATAGGGAAAGGAACCTTTAGGCATAAAAAACATTATAGAAAACTATTGTATAATTGTTCTGAATCTTCTTGTTCAAACACAATTTCAGGCGGAACTGGCCATTCACTATAGGCCATTGCTTTTGTGGTCGGTCTTTCTAAAGACATCAATTTTTTAAGAGCTCTCAACCTTCTCTCAATTGGGCGCATTTTAAGAGGAAATTTACGGGACAAATGTTTCCATCTCCACTCAAATTGTAAACACGCGGACCAATCGGGGAAATTACGTACATTACACACTCTTGACCATATTTCTCCCTGTAAAACTTTCATACTTGTTGCGTGAGCACCACCTTTAATCTCTCGATTATGTTGTCTCAATCGATGTTCTAAATCGATCGTAGCACCAATATAAGTGGAACCACTTGTACTGATTAAAAAATAGACAAATCCTTCTGACATATTATATTTTTTTAGATAATTTTGTGCGAACTTGAATGTTAAAAGGTGTATATAATGTATAATGTTATGTAAATATCGGAATATTTTTGGAATTCCAAACAAGGGAATTCATCACTATCGTATAGCGGGCTTTGCTTTAGTTGACATAATTTTAACTCTTCTTCTTTCCTATATCATATTCATTCTTGTCAATAAAAAACTGAACTTTTGGAAAGTATTATTGATTGTGTTTATAACAGGTATTATTTTACATCGTGTTTTTTGTGTTACACCAACCGGAAAGAAAAATGAGACAAACTCACTCTAAAATTCGGTGGCTGGAAGTATTACCTTCCGTAAAATCAACTGATGGTCTTACTTTTTCCATTTCTTCTTTTTTATTGGAAATGGTGAAAGACGAAATACAAAACTCACTTGGTCTTTGTTGTTTGTAAATCCAACATTTTCCCAAGTTCATTATATTTATGGAAGAATTAGCGTCTCGTGTTCTAAATACGATTTTTTTGTTTTCGCAACTCACGCAGTTAGAACACACTAAAAGACGAAATTCCTCTTTATTTCCCTTGTTTCTATAATGTTTCAAATCTTGAAAACAATCACAACATTTTTTACTTGTATTACATTCATTGATTGTAATTGTATCATACCTTTTATGGATTAGTTTTCTTAATCCTTTATTCATCGTAGGCATAAAATGTTTCATTTGTGAAGACCTACTCCAATTTCCATAACAAATTAAAATATTTTCTCCAAATGTCTTTTCTATGTTATTCAAAAAAGTATCTATTGATTTATTACCATACGAGTATTTCCTAAATTTCATTTTTCTCCATACTTCCTTTTTGTAAAATTCTATAGTTTGTTTATTTAAGCTATCTTTTTCAACTAAATAAGATTTGAAACTATTGTAATTTACTGATTTGCTATTTTGTAAAGACAATACATTTTCATACTCATTTATTTTATTATTTTTCTTCTCTCGTTGTAGAATAATTTGGTTTCGTTTCACCATACTTTCCTTTTTTCTTTGCGGTGCGGTATATTGTAATTTATTACCTTGTCCGTCCATCATATAAACCAAAGAACGCTTACCCGGGTCTAAACCTACAATATTTCTTGGTTTCAAATTTTCTAATTGTTGTGTATCTAATTCTTCAATACTAATGTATTCAAAATCTTCACTATTTATTTGCTTATTTTTATTTTCTTCTCCTTTACAATCTTTCCTGATAAACAATAAAGAACAACTTATTCCATCTGTAGTTATTTCATTATAAAAAGTATAATGTTTATTTTTGAATAATCTATGTTTCATATTCAATAAACTACTCCATAACATATTTTGATAATTAGTTATTTTTTTCAAAACTTCTCCTTTTTTTTCACTTTCAGGACAAAATAGTTCAGCAATACAAGCACTATCAAATTTAATATTTTTTGGAATAATATTGTTTCGTAATGGTAAAGGTTGAAATAACTTATTTTCCTGTGTTTCTAATATATAATTCATATACAATAAACCTTTCAAATATTCAATTTGTCTTACTTTAACATCATAATATATTGACTTTTTTATATTTGTTGGTAAAATATGAGTTAAATGAGTAGCTTTCCATTGATTAAATATTTCATTTGTTTCTTCTAACATAAACAATTGATTTTTGAATTCAAATAATTCTTTTTTATCATTTGTAATACCATTTGTTGTTTTATTGATAAAGCGTAAAAAATGTTGAATAAAATGCTCCTGAATATTATTAGTGATACATACCTGAATTTGCTCTGCTACAATATTTATCAAATGTGATTTATTCAATAAACTTGTTTTATTGTGATTGAGTAAAGGTTGATATTCTTTTTTATAAAATTCTTGTAAAGCATTTAATAATTGTGTATCTTTTGATTTTCTACCACTATTAGATTTTGTTCCTAATGTTTTGATACAATATTTTATAAAAGTAAATTTATCGTCAAAAACAGGAAACTCTAAATGATTATGGAAACAATAAAGAATATACAATCTAATAAATTGATAAGTATGAATAAC